GTTTAGTTTCATTCGATGATATTTTATCATCCAGAGAAGTTGTAGGATACGCCCTGAGAGGTATTAGGGGTAATGCTAAGATTAGAGGCGTAAGGAAGCAGTTTTATAAAGCCGTATCTGATGACTTAGACGAACTAGGTAAGATGAGTGGAAGAGTTGGTAAGATGGGGCAGATAGCTAAGGCAGCTGCATCTAGATCTAAGCTCGAAAACTCAGTTAAGGAGTTACAGCGTGGGCTTGATGATTTTGTATCATACGAGACAGGCACAAGTTCTCTTCAGATGAATGTTAAAGCGGCTAGGAATTGGCTGAGAGCGGTTACTACCCCAGGTAATAAAAAGTATAACAAGAATATGTCCGATGCTTTATCTGAATTTATCCCAGACATAGATAATTCTATGAAAATCCTTAGTGCTTATACACAGACGAATCCGGCTGGACCTGGCTCATTAGTTATTCGGGGTATAGGCGCTGCAACACTTGGTAGCTTTGGTAGTATGGTGGGTGGCGCTCCTATGGCGGCTGTTGGTGCTGTAGCTGGAGCTAAGATACCTGAGATGCTGCTATCCATAATGGTCTCAAAGCCGGCTATGGCTTTTCTTCAAAAAGCAGCAGTAATGGGTCGTGGAGAGATAAGTGGAAAGATATGGGCTATGGCTGGTCAGATAGCAATATCTGGCATAAGAGATCCCAGTCCTTCTGCTCCACCTCCAGAGGGTCAAAGTCAAAATCCGACCAGAATCTCCTTGCCAATGCCTCCGCCAGTACAATGAGGATTGTAATATGCTATCACTTATTGGTTCAGTATTAGGATTCGGTACCAGCTTTCTTCCTAAAGTTCTCGGTTATTTTGAAGAGAAGAGAGATCAAGCCCACGAACTGGCTATGATGGATAAGCAGCTTGAGCAGCAATTACAGATTGGCGTTCAGAAGCTACAGATGATGGATGCTGAGGCAGACATTAGAGAGACAGAGGCCCTTCACAAAGAGCACGCTTCTATAACTATGAAAGCTAGCAAGTGGTGTATAAATCTATCCGCTTCAGTTAGGCCAGTAATAACGTATTGTTTATTTATTGAGTTCGCTGCCCTTACCTTATCAGTTAATATGGATTGGATAACAGCCCAGCAGTATATGATGATCTGGAATAATGAGTTCCAAGCAGTATGGGCAGCAGTAGTCAGCTTCTGGTTCGGTCAAAGAAGTTTCAATAGAAAATGAAAATAAATGAAGCTGGAATAGAAATCATTAAAGAGTTTGAGGGTTTCTCTTCCGGGGTATACCTAGACCCAATTGGTATTCCGACTATTGGATTTGGCAGTATATGGGACGCTAATGGTAACCGTGTTACTGCTGACCACCCAGCAATCACAGAAGAAGAAGCTACAATATTTCTCAAGAGAGAGGTAAGACACGTTGAGAGTGGAATTAAAAGACTTATCAAAGCGGAAATAACTGATAATATGTTTAGTGCATTAGGCAGCTTTACTTATAACGTAGGGACAGGAAACCTACAAAGAAGTACACTAAGAATGAAACTTAACCGCGGTCACTACGAAGATGCAGCGAATGAATTTCCTAAATGGCGACGAGCCGGAGGTAGGATACTTCCAGGACTTGTAAGACGTAGGAAGGCTGAGAGGTCTCTGTTTTTAGATAGTTATGTATAAGGAGTGATATAGAGGTGTAGGTATGGAAAGTATTGTATTAGGCATAGGTAGTGCAGCCTGGCGATATATAGACGGATCTGATAAAAGGCCAAAAGGGTCTAATCTTATCGGTATTGGCTTGGTGTTATTAGCAGGATTGGCTGCCGGATCTAACCTGTATCCATATATGAATGTAGGAGAGTTTAAGGTACCGACTTGGCATCACCTTCCATTGCTGGTTCCATGTGGGGTAGCTGGCTATCTTATGGTAAGGGGTATGCCAGGATGGGAAGAATGGAAGCCTATGCTTCGTGCATTCGCCTTACCCCCTATTATAGCAATGGCAATCTACTCCTTCTTTGTAGATTCTCATCTTACCCACTTATTATTTGGCCTAAGCGGTCTTATTGTGGCTACTACATATGTTGGGTTATCCAAGATTGAGGCTAAGGTATCCCTCCCTATCACAGCTGAGAAGTGTGGCAGATTAAGCTACGGATTTATTACAGCTGGGCTGGCATTGCTCTAGTTGAGATGACTTATGGACCCAGTCACGATTGCCGCATCTATAGCTGCTGTAAAAGGAGTATTAAAGACCGCTAAGGACGTGGGTCAAATAGGCAGTGCCTTAAACGACCTTTTCCACAATCAAGATCAACATTCTAAGAATAGTAAAAAAAGAACCAAGCGCCCAAAGACTCGTAGGCAACAAGTCCTACGTATACGAGCTGGAGATAAAGATTATGACGACGATACTTCGGTTTCCGTCGTTGCTGATGATATTATTACTGAGAAAGAGAACTACCTAGCCTTACAAGGCTTAGCTAAAGAGATTGATAACAAGTGGGGTAAGGGAACATGGGCAGCGATAAAAGAAGAGCAAGCTAGACGAATTAAAAAACAAAAAGAAGCAAGGAAGAAAGCTAGGATAGCAGCAAAAGAGAAGGCTGAAGAAGATAAGATATTTTATAAGAAGGTTGCAGTTGAAGTAGGCAAGGCACTGGTTATAATAGTTGTCTTGGCGGGTATAGCATGGTTTTTATTCTGGGCA